AAACCGAAACATCGGAAGCCATTAACTCATTGAACTCGGATATGCTACCTCCGGCAAGGTTCATCACTTGCTCGCGGAAGGTGTCGGCTGTTCTCTTAGCCCTGCTTTGCGGTGAGAGCTCAGCTGGGCTAACGCCTCGTGCAGCTTGCGAAGTTCTACCGTGTTGTACTCCCAGAGCGTTTGAAACTCTTCCGCTGAAATATTGAATAAGGGCATCAGCGGCTCGATACCCAAGCGATAAAAAAAATCGTGAGCACCCCCCTTGCTCAACGCTTCAAATGTTTGCAGCTTCTGCTGATGGATGTCGGGGTTAATCTCGGCCGGATTCTCGTCCTCACGTATTATCCAAGTCGCTGCGATGTTAAGCAGTATGTCGCGATGGATAACCGTGTTCTGCCTTTCGCGGATTACGTGGATGTATGCGCCCATCAATGCCGCTGTCTTAGGATTGCTCAATCCCGCGCTGAGTGCCTTCTCCATCTCAGTGAGTATCTTCTCCATCTCGCTGCCACTTAGCCCGCTGCTTAATCGCTCAAGCAGGCTCATGCTCATGCTGAACCTTTCGAGCGGCATGTTGACTTCTTTCGGGAATCGGTAGTACCTATGCCCGCCATGCTTGAATACTTCAACGAGGTTGTACGTGGTGGGTTTACTGCGAGTAAATGTTGATCGCAGTCGCTCGCCTAATCTTTTGAATAATTTCATCCAGTGTGTTCTTTGTGGTAATCTCTTTATCGTTGCTGATTAGCGTTATGAATGTCCGCTCTGCGTGCTCATCCTCATACACTACGCTGATGTCACTGGTGTTAATAATCAGGTCAAGCCAGCGCTCATCCTTGTCAAGCAGCTCGTCCACTTCATCCTTGTGCTGCAAGGCACTTACTAAGATGAAGCCGGTCATCATGTCACCAACGGAGCAGCGGGCAGGTTTCATCAGGCACTCGGGTCTTAGCTGGAAGGAAGCATCCGCATTCGCGGCAAGTGTCAGTCAGCTTGATACGGTATGGGCATGTCTTACAAATCTCCATGCGCGGCTTCGATACCTCGCGGCTCTCCTTCGTGTCGAACGCCCACAGCGCCCAGCCGTGTGCGATGCTCTTGAGTTTCTTTAGCATTCTAAGCATTCGAGTAGATTTACAAAAGCGGGTTCCTCGGTTACGATGTCCTTATTCACAACGCTAAAGCTGATGCAGTCATACTCAACCTCGCAGATGGTGAACTTTGCGCAGCCATCCAGTCGAATCGTGTAGCCTTGCAGCGCGTCAATCTTCGCGCCCTCGATCATCAGTGTGCCATCAAGTTCGGATGTTGCGATGAAGGTCTGCATGCGCTTGGTCGCGTTGTGCGTTATGGTTATCGTGTAGCTTTCTTCCGGTGTGACATAGCCGAACTGAATGCCGCCATTGCAAGCCGCAACGCTGATGCCTGAATCGAAACATGGTGAACATACGCTCATAAGTATCTCTTTAGAATTGCGTTTACAAAGTAACGGAAACAATCGAGAAAGTCAGCACGCTCGGCAATGTTTTTTCGATTGGTCTTTATGATGCTGCCATTGGCATCGCACTGCACTTGCTTAGCATCGAACACGAATCCCTTGCAGCGCTTGGAGTTCACGCGGATATCCAACTTGCGTAGTGCAGCGTTGCAATCGATGCGGCTATTGTAGTGCGTTGGGTTAGCCGGTATCAGAAACTGACTGTCGCTCATGCCGAGCCGCCGCTTGATCATCGTGTACGCGCTGGAGTTGTCACGCTGTTGCACCGTGCCACCCTTACCCATCGCATCGCCTGTGATGCGTATCAGCCCCATCGGGATGCCGAGGGCAAGCACAGCATCGCAGAACGCATCCACGCTGCCCTTCTCAATCTTTATCTCATCCACCACCACCGCGCCTCTGCCAACGTGCTGAAGCACCAAGGCGCACAGCGGGTTAATGTTGAAGTCAACGCTGATGTGCACTGGCATGTTGCGATTCAGCTGCACGCTGTCATCGATGTGCTTGGAGTCATCCCACTCATACAGGAACGGATTCGCCACATCGTCCATCACATCCCAATCGCCCTCCACGAATCGGGCGTACTGCACAGGCGGGAGCTCCTTCAGGCTCTCAAGGTATTCGGCTGGGATGTGCGGGTTATCGGTAATCTTGCTCGGGATGAATGTCCATCGCTCTGGCAGCGTGCCCTCCTTGTATCGTTCGTAGATGATTGACTTCACCCAGTTGTTGGCCGGGTTGCAAGTTGCCAAGCACACGATCGGCGGCTGGCCTATTGCCTTGTTCCAACTGCCGATGCGCTCTTGGACCTTGTAGAATGTTTGCTCTTGCAACTCATTCACCTCATCTAAGCCCGCGCCGTTCACCTCGAGCCCTTTGAAGCGGTTTAGGTCCTTGTCATCGTCAAAGCTCTCAGCCATGAACAGCAACTCGCTGCCGTTGATGAATGTCACCACTTGCGTATCGCGGTTCCAGCTCTCAACGTACTGGTTGACTCCATCGTCAAGTATTGAGTTGAAGGATGGAAAGGTTGTGCGCTTCAGGTCGGGCAGGCTGCGGCGAATAATCACCCACCGGCTGCGTGGGTATTGCAGCGCGAGGTAGCTGAGAGTGAGCAACAGCCAATACGTTTTGCCACCTCGTATGGCCCCACCGAATACGATGACACGGTATGCGCCTGACTCAATTGCCTCGAATGCTGTTGTCTGCCTGCCAGTGAGTTCGAAGTTCATTATTCTTCCTCATCATTCGGGTCGGGCATGCAGTCGATAATGTGGCGAAGCACAATGAACAAGCAGTATGCAAGTCCAACCATGAACAGGGTGAACAGCACTCCGATGCCGATTGCCTTAAGCATTGCCATCCTCTTTCGTCTTGATGATCACAAGCGGCTCGGTGGTCTTGAGCGTGGTCTCATTGGTCTGCTTCGGCTTGCCGTAGGCACGGTCGAGCAACAACTCGGCAGCGCGGGTGTCGCCCTTCTTAGCCTTGGCATGCAATGCGTTGAGTATCTCTTCAGCGGCTGTCAGCCCATCCTTGCCTTCCTTGCCGAGCACGTTAGCCAAAAGCACATGAAGCTCGGGCAGCTTAGGCGGTCGGCCCTTAGGGTTGCCGCTTTCGCCCTTCTTAAACTTGGTGTGCTCTGGTGGTATTCCCTTTGGCATTTTCCCTGATTTATCCCTGTTTACCTTCTGCGTCTTGCGCGGTATTTCTCAGCCTCAGCCAGTGCGATTGCCTGTGCTTGCTGAGGTGAATATCCCTCGCCAATTAGCTTGCGGATGTTCATGCTGATTACCTCTTGGCTGTCTCCTTGGAATAGTGGCATAATTTACAAATTTACTAAATTTTCGTACATCTTACCTTCCTCGGTGATGTTGATGCTGAAACCTCGGTCAACAATCTCTTGGTATTGCGATTGGTAGATGAATAAGTCATGCAGGCCACCATCGATGAAAGCCTTTGCCGTGAAGCCCTCAATGCCGCTTTTGTCAGAGGTTGGCAATAGGATGCCGAGCTTGTACTCGACATCTCGCTCCTTGCTCAGAACAAGTTTGTTGATCTTGCTGAACTTGCGCACATCGTCAATGGTAATGCCAACTGCGATGTCATACTCGAGTGCCGGATGCGTTAAGTAACCAAAGTAACAATGGTCGCGCATGTACTCAGAGTCGACAAACATGCCAGCTCTAAGTCTCGTGGTTTGGTTAGTCATCTTTGCGTGAGTGATATCGCATGCAATCTAAGTCTATCCAATCAAGCTCGCGCTCTTCATCATCGTCATGGATTGGCTCATTGTTCGCTGGAGCATATTGCATGTCTCTGAGATAGATTAAAAAATTCGGATGTTCAGTGTTCACTGTCTCAATCCCGAAGTGCTTCATGCACATCTGTTCTTTGTACTCTAAGTAGTCTGGCATAGTGTGTGTGTATTTAGCAACCGTGTTCCGGTTCGTGTTTCTTTGGTTTAATCGTCAAGCTCGAAAGATAATTGCGGACCATCATGCGCACGGTCTCTTTTGCTGATAGTGGAACGCGGAAGGATATCGTTGACATGGCTTCGCCGTACATCGACTTTCGCCCGGCACCTGATCGCCTACCGCCTCGTTTTTGTGTGTTCATGTGTGCAAAGTTATTTATTTGTTTCTGTTTTGCAAATTAATATTATTCTGATGCAGAAGCCTCAGCCAGTTCAATGCCTTAATCGTGTAGGTTCGATGCACTGATGTGCCATGCGCAGCTATTGTGAGATACCTCGCAAGCGATTGGTGGGCCTGTTGCGTTGAGGTATAAGTTAGCGGACCATCCACAAGCGTTGCCTCATCTGGAAGCATCTCGGTCATGTAGTGGATTATCTTTTCGTACTTAGTCATGGTTTATGATCTTTAAGAATTCTTCTTCATTGCGCACTATGTGGTATTCATGGCCGAGTGATCGGCAAATCTTTTCAAATCGCTTTTGCTCTTCCGACTGCTTTCCTGTTTCGGTCTTCCATTCAATCCAGCATGTCCGACCTTCCGGCTTCAGGTAGCACATATCGGCAACGCCTGGCACAACCCCCATCGCTTTGTTCATTGCTCCCTTGATGCCGTTCACGCTGTTGTTATTGATGGCAAAAACTCTTCCACGCAAGTCGGGGCGGGAGTTCCATAGGTTTGTGAATGCTTTTGATTGTGCTTTTACTTCGCTCATAATTGTTGCCACTTAGTAAGGTGGCAACAAGGTTGTACAGCCCAAAAATCGTCTGTGTCGCAATTGTGGTAAGGCTTACAGCGATTTGTTGCCACTTGGGCCAAAAAAAGCCCTGTTAGTATAATATGTGTGTGTGTGTGCATGTGTGTGTGTGTGTGTATATAAATATTGTTAAGGTATGAAAAGTAAGTGGCAACAGTGGCAACAAATGGTTGTAAGGCTTGGTATAATTGGGCTTGGAATGTTGCCACTTGCTTTTTTGAAGTGGCAACAAAGTGGCAACACTGGCAACATATCACATCGGATTTTTATTGATAAGGTACATTCTAACAATCGAATTTCCACGGCGTTTGCGGTCTTGCGTATAGCCTAATGAAGTGAGTATGGAACCAATACGCTGCGTGTTGAGGTAGTTGAACTTGGTTTCAATCATAAGGTACTGCTGGATATCAGTTAGCGACATCCACTCGCCATAACTTTCCGAGTTTGCCGGACTCAGCTTCTTGTGGATTAGGTCCTCTTCAGGTGTTGAGTGCTTGAACGCATCAGTTGATTGGTTCAGTTCTTCGATGTCTTGGCGTAATACTGTGTAATCCCAGCCGTTGCGATACATAGCATACAGCTCACGCCATAGGGCAACCTTATCGCACTTGTTGTATTCATTTTGGTCAATCCCAAGTATGTGAATCGGAATCTGCCTACGGTTGCCAGTTGGATCGTTAAGTATCTGCGTTTCGTTCGATGTACCGCAGAACACTGCCAGCCTACGAAGGTCGAGCGACACGCGGCCATAGGGTTCGCGCACGTTTATGAACTCCTTCGAGGTTAGTTCCTTGAGTCGCTTTTCTTCCTTCTTAGACTTACCGCCGTACTCATCATCGAGTATAATCAACTTCAGGCACATGAGAATCTCGTCATCCTTCCCGGCATCCATCTTCGACTCAGCGAATAGGTACCTGAGCTGCTTGGGTAGCAAATAGCGGAACCAGTGTGTCTTTCCTGTGCCTTGCTTCTCGCCGGAGAATATGAGCACCAATGGCGAGTGATTACCATAGGCAGATGCTACCACTGAGACCAGCCATTTGCAGATCCACTTGTCAGCATTTGGTGTGTCAGTGATTACGCTGTTAAGTAAGTGTGTAAGGTTAGGGCATTCGTCCTCGGTGTGCAGTTCATCTTCAAAGAACTCATGCAGCGGGTTGTATGAGTCGATGCGATTGGAGAAAATAATGGAAGTCACAAGGTCTTTTGTGGACTCTTTGAATACGGCTTTGCAATCGAGAAAAATCGAGTTAATATCACTGTCATCGATGGCCCTTCCGTTGAGTTCAATCTTGCGCGTAATTACGTTTTTTCTAAGGTCGAATGTTTTTATAAACGCCGCAATGTCAGCACTTACGTTCTCCGATTTGAATTTAATATCCTTTGCTACTATCTCATTGACAACTTTCTTGCTTTCTTCCGGGCTGATGCCTGCCACTTCGAGCGACTTTACGATGGCTTCAGGCGAAAGTCCAGCGGCACGTTGCGAGCTCGCAGCGCGGAGAATCTCTTTGGTTTGCTCGGAGTATGCTTGTATGCCGTTTTGCTTTGCGTGGTAGTATATGGTTGCGATTGTTGACCGCTTGCCCTTGCTCTCGCTGTGGTTCTTCAGGCATGCCGTGTACTGGGCATTGCAGTCATCGGAGTTGTACTTGGAAGAATGCGATGACAGCGTGTGAAAGTAGTCGCGACCACCTTCGCCGAATTCGGACACCAGCGCATAGGCGATTTGAATCCACTCGGAATAGTCTTCGCAGAGGTTAACCCCTTTGCGGTCCATCGCGGCGATCATGGCATCGAAGTCGGTTTTAACTACCGCGACCTTTGCGAGCTTGCGCTCCTTCGGCTTGGCGAGGTACTTCTTGAACATGACGGCCTTTGTGTTGATGTGAATCCAAGGGTCATAAGAGATGAAGCGAGCACGCGATACGTTCTTACCTGACTGGTCAACGATTAGCTGGTAGGTGTGGTATAAATACGACGCGATGCCATTAAACGCATCGAGATGGCGTGTGCCATCGATTTTCACTATCAGGCATAGTCCATGTCCACTGATGGAAGTAAACGCAGCGTAAACGTAAGAATCGCCTTGTACGAGCTTCTTGGTATCTTCAGGATTGTCGATATTATCGATGTCAATGGCGATGAATCCAGAGTGCGCTCGGATGGCATCGTCCTTTCGGGCGGAGAATGAGCCGCTGACTGTTACAAGCGGTGCTGATTTCTTGAGCTTGTCACGTTCTGACTTGTCAGGTGTTGACCTAACTTGCAAGACTATGTCCTGCCATTTGCCGGTTCTGACTCCTTCCAAAAAGGAACTGAGTTCGATGTCAATGTCTTGACTGTCATAAATGTTTTTGTAGTGTGAGATGAGCATAGTTCTGTGAGTTTGTCTTGTATGATCTGCCTGTGGTATTGGTCAAAGCGTTTACCCTTTTCGCGGCACCAGAGCCTCGCAAGTTCGTGAATTTCTTTTTCGATTTGTGCGTAGTGCTGATGTGTTAGATTGTGAAATATGCGCACAGCCTTGTTGAAAACTTGCTCAATTAACACAAAGAGAGAGCGGTACTCCTTGTTATGTGCGTGTGATTCGATTATCTTTTTTACATCAATAGCCTTGCTGACTTGGATGAACTTCTCGATGGCCTCGTCCTTTGGTTTGATTACTGGGAAGACATGGCCACAATCGCAAAGGCGAACAGCGGTGTGCATCAGTGCGCCGCAATCAGGGCATTCTTTTACCGGAGCGACTCCATTCCCTGGCTTCTTCGGATTGTGGAAGATATTGCTCCAGTTGCGAGGCGATGACCATAGGCCATGCGTGATGCAGTTGCCTCCAAGATCTATGATGGTGAATGCGAGTTTGACATTATGCGGCCTTGCCCCACGCCCGCACATCTGAAGCCAAAGCGGCATTGATGCTGTGGCCTTGTTTACGATGACGGTCTCGATGTCGGGCTGGTCGAATCCGGTAGTGGCGATGCCGATATTGTTGAGTATTGCATCTGGAGTGTTGGCGAACCATTGCAGCACCTCAGCCCGATCAGGCGAGCCAGCATCGAGATGGCGAGAGTTGAATCCAGCGGCTTGGAATGCTGCATTGACAGCCATCGAGTGCTCGACATTGCAATTAAAGATAATTGTCTTTTGTCCGAGTGAGTGCTGCTTGTATGCGTTAACTGTTGTCTCGATGTACTTAGGTGCTTTGAATGCCGCTGCCATCTGTTGTGCATCGAACTCGCCCGCTTTCATCTTTAGCTTTGCGCGGTCTACAATCTGAGCGGCTGAGTAGGTCAGCTCTGGGCAAAGGTAGCCCTGCTCGATTAGGTCGGGGATATCGATGCCGCACACAATGTCATCGAAGTAGTTGCGCAAGGGATTGGTCTTGCGAGCTGCCAATGGCGTTGCTGTGAAGCCAATGATATACTGAGATGTGAAGTGCTCGATGACCTTTGTGAAGTTCCCGATATGCACCTCATCGACAATGACCAGCCCGATGTTGGTGAACTTGTCGAGCCGTTTATAAGCAGTCTCAACCATTGCCACATAAACGCGAGCATGCGGGATTGACTTCATGCCAGCGGTCACGGCTTGTGTGGGGATGCGAATCGCTTTCGTGGCCTGTGCGAGTAGTTCTTCACGATGCACAAGGATTAGGATGTCGCTTGTGTTGCGTGCTGTAAATCTGTCGCAAATTGCAGAAAAGCACACGGTCTTGCCTCCACCAGTTGCGAGCTGCGCAACCACCTTGCGATTGCTGCGCAGGCTCGCTGCGATGTTATTGATGAAAGTCTCCTGGTAGGGGCGAAGGGTCATGAGAAAGTGTCGTTGTAGTATTGTTCTGCATTATCCAAACACTTTAAAACTTCTCTTAATGACCGCTTACCTCTTTTTTGTATATAAGCATCAATTATCTGCTCCTTTTCCAGTTCTTTAAATTCTCTAATCTTTTGTAGTATATCTTGATACTCATAATCTTTTTTATGTTCTGGTCTCAACCAATTATTTTGGTCCATATACCAGTCATATAATTGTTCAATTGCCGTCTGCTTTTTCATGCCTCAAGTCTTTTATCCATTGGTATGAAGTCCGAGCCGTTGCCGTGTACGGTCTTAATAAAATCAACCTCAACCTTTGCTGAGTTGATTATTGTCTGAGCCACATCGGTGATGGCTTTCGCCTTTTCGATTTCCATGTCACCATCTTTGAGCATTTCGATGACTTCGAAGAGGTGATCTCTTAGGTGTTCAATTTTGTTCCTTGCCATGATTTTTTAGTTTACGTTTTAGTTTAGAAAGAATTTTCATTGTTGATTTGAGCTCTTCAGGATAGCGATGTATGGTGTTAAGTCGCATATTGCTTTCGCGATCCACAAGCATAAGGTTTTCAATATCCCAGTTGCCTTTATTGCCATCGATAAAGCGAAGGAATTTGCCTTTCGGTATTGGGCCGTTCTCGATTTCCCAGGCAAGGCGGTGAGTCATCACCCAGCCATTGAGCCCTTCTTTAACTTTTGTCCAGTGATAGCCTTCAGAATCGATGCGAGTCCAGCCCACAGGCTTGTAGTTTGCCGGAATATGGCCAGTCTTAAAGTGCGTATACTCGGGTGCATTGTTGTTGCCTTTCACGCCTTTGTTCCAAGGGGTGTGGCCTTTAGTGAATCGGTGTCTTTTGCCAGCCATTTTCACCATTTCGCCATGTATTTCGCTGAGGTACTCAGGCGCTTTTTTTAACCCGAGCTTATGCGCGATGTTATAAACGCTCGACTCAGATATGCCAAGCACTTTAGCAATCTCTGCCGTCTTGGTGTGCGAGTAATACTCCACAACGTAATCGATTACAAGCTGGCCGTGTCGCTTACTTCCCATAGTTGCCATCGAATTGATTGAGAAAGCCTGCGATTAGCTGGAATGCATGGTCGAGTTCTTGCTGGTTGTGGCGGTAGAGGTAGAGGTCTTTGAACTGCCCCGACTTCTTAACCTTTGGAGGCACTCCGATGTAGTAGAAGTCTTTCGGATCCCAGCCCATCAGCATGCAATACCACACAGCCTGCACATGGTTGAAGTGCTTTATCATGTCATCGGCAAAGGCTTGCAGATTCTTCGCCGTTGTGGTCTTGACATCAGCGATGATCTTCATCTCATCCCAGCAGATATCCATCGCACCCTTGGCGAGCACGGTCTTATCCCCGAAGGTCAGCTCAGTCACTACGATTCGCTCCTTCTCGCTTTTGTCGAAGAGCTCACCAAGCAGCTCGACTTGGTGAATTGCATCGTAGGTGTTGCGAACTGCATCGCCCATTGTTTCATACTCGCATTCAAGTAGCGAATAGTGGAAGTCCTTGCCATAGTTTAGCGATGCCTTTACGTAGCTGATGTCTCCAGTGTAGTGCCGTTTGATTCGGCTTGCTGATACCGCTGGGTAGTTGATGTATTCTTCGCGTGTCATGAGTTGAATGTCTCGGTAAAATATTCGTTAGCTGTTTGCGGACCTTCTTTTATGCCTTCGAGCTTTCCGGCTGTGTACATCTGCATCATGTATTCGCGCTCGAGTGCTTTTGCTTGCTGAAAAGCCTCTGCGAAATATGGTCCCATTTCGGCTGTTAGCTTGTTCTGAATGGCTATTTCAAGCCATTGTACTGCTGTCATTTTAGTTGGCATGATTAGGGTGTTAGAACAGGATTTGATAAAGCTTCCATGACCTCAATACATTTGAAGTAGGTGCGATTCCCAACCTTGTAAGGCTTAAGAATGCCAATCTTAGACCATTCGTGGATGGTGACCAATGACACATCAAATAATTTTGCAACATCCTTCCGTGTCATTAACTCCTTGGTGGGCGCGGGTGGATGTTCAACTTGACGATTTAAGGTTCTTATTTCTTGCCTTACGGCTTCTGCAATTAGATTAGCCAACTCCCTTGGCGTGGTCTGAATGAATTGAATTGTTTCCATGTTTATCGTGTTATGGTTTGTATTTGTTCTTCGTAAATCTCAATGCCAGCGATGGCGGTCACTCCGCACTTCTCCATTGCCTTGAGCAAGTTCTGCGTGAGGTCTTCGGGCTTGTACATTCCCGAGCCGAATAGCACACTGAGCACCTTCATCCAATCCACTTCGCCAGTGATGCGAGTGCGGCGGATTGTGCGAATGCCTTTGATGTGGCTGTGCTGGATGCTGACATCAGCGAGCTGATCGGTCAAGTCGGCTATCGAGCGGGATTGCTCCTGAATGCGCTTTTGTTCTTCTTGTTGCTTAAGATTAAGCTCGGCAGTGTACTTCAGCATCTCAGCTTTGGTGGATGCGATGAAAGCCTGAAGCGGTTCGGTGGCATCTGACTCGATGCGCATGAGTTCTTTCTTGTAGGCATCGATCGGACCAGTGACCATCTTACGCGCATCCTGAATTGCCTTAACAGCGGCGTTAACCTGAGCGATGGCGTTGGATGCGGCGGTGTATTGGTTTGGGCTTTCGATTGGCTGAATGTTAGCCGTTAGCCTCTGAGCGTTTAATGTCTCGGTAGAATTTATTGATTGATACAATTTCTCGATAGGAATTGTTATCTTTGCGATACTGTTCATGTGTTTTGTATTAGTAAAAGCCCGGCTATAGTGTGTATGCCGGGCTTTTTTTGTGGTTAGAAATTAGAATGGAGTCTTATCGTCTGACTCTGAGAATAGTGAATCGAAGTCTGTGGCAGATGCTTCCCATGTTGGAGCTGGCACAGCTGGCTTGGCGGTAGTTCGCGCAATCCATTCATCGCTCTTGCGAATATCTTCCTGAAGGAACTCCGGCAGCTTTGCAAACACCTCAGCATTGTGCTCGGTTGTGTCATAGGTCAGCAGCTCATTGATGGCAGGCGGGCAAGCAAGGCCCTTCGGCAGCGGAGATATGCTCATGATGTTGGCATATGTCCTGTCCTCTTTGCCATTGTGTGCGATGTTAACCATGCCGGGATGTCCGAGTAGCTTTGTGATGTCGAAGTCAGCGGCTTGCGCATCTGTGAGCTTCTTGCCAATCCATGACTCGATGAACTTGCGAAGGGATGCTTTCTCGCCCATTGTGAGGTTAAATACTGTCTTAACATAGAACGGCTGTTCGCCTTTGTCCTCGCTGAATACAGCGGTCTCGGTCGGCAGTTCAAAGAGGAATTGAACTTTGCGTTTCTTATTGCCCCACTTTTCGTCAAAGGTTGTGCCCTTGTCGATGATTTGGTAGCAGCGCGCAGGATATGCGCCTTCGGGTGCGATTTGGCGGGTTTGACTTCCGCCTGAGTTTACTGGTGCTTTCATAATTAAAGATTAAATTGAGGTTAAAAGTGCTTGAGTTGATTGTTCGTGAAGGTATTCAGTGACGAATGCAAACTGGTTGTGGAATTCTTCCATGTTGCAAGGGTCATAGATGCGCTTCTCAGGTGATACGCCGTGCTCCATCGAGCGATGATATTGTCGTGCGAGGTTTGCTGCTTGGCTGTCGCATCGGGTGTAAAGGCCCTTGATGCAGCCGTCATTTACAACCATGACCATAGTGCCGGTGAGGTGGTTGTAATGGAAAAATTCTGTGCCCTTCCAATTCTTGAAGGTTGTCGCTGGTGATAGTTCTGGTGTGTTCATGTTTTTTCGTTGTTTTGTTGAGGCAAATGTAAATCCTTATTTTGAATTCACAATACTTAAACAAAGAAAAAAGCAAACCACCAGCGTGAAAAATCGCAACTGCTTAATAATCAACGCAATTATTTTGCGCGACCAATTGCGACACCCACAAGTCCACCAAGTGCGAAAGCGAATGCGCGTGTCTCATACCACTTCTTAGGCGGCTGGGCCACGATTATGTTATTCATGCCGGTAACGGTTACATAAGGGTTATCAATGCCAAGCCTTACCACCTTGTCGCGCTTACGCGATAGGAAGCCCTTGCGCAGCGTATCTCCGATTGCAACGGTATAAGATACCGGAATAATAATTGAATCCAACTGAAGCCGTCCTAAGCGGTTAATCTGCCCACCTATCTCGAGCCACTTACCCGGACGATGGAAGGTGCGAGGCAGGCGCAAGTGCGGAAAGCTGTCAATGTACACGGTCTCGCCGAGTTTAATCTCGGTCTTAATCTTGGTCCGCGTTTGGTACCTGATTACCACTTCAGGCTCACGCAATTCCAAGGCTCGCAGCTTGGTGCCTGCCGCTGCGAGCTGCACTCCTTGGCTGTGCATCTTGCTGCTGTCTCTCGCTATTCGCACAGCGTACTCATTATTGAGCGAATCAAGATACATCGCATTGCTTTCTGCCTCGCCCAATGCCCCGCACGTTCGAAGCAATAGCAGTAATAGGAATAGGCATATTGCCAACAGGCTTAACGTGCTGATGTTGCTTTGCTGCATTTGATTAGTTCGTTTAATCGTTTGAGGTACGTGCTCTTATCGCGCAGCTCGTTGAGCAATATATCGCCCGCCACCTTAATAGGCATTGACTTCTCGGCTATGTAAACTGCCAGCACCTTCACCAAGCGCTCATCGCATTCGCAATCGGTGGCCGGTAGGTTTTTCATAATTGCCGTGTTGCTTTCTTGACTAATAGCCGAATCACATTGTCGAGCTTTTCAACGCTATCTTCGAGCATCTTCATCACGCCATCGCGCTCCTGATCGGTTGCCCAAGTGTGCTCGTTTATCATTTTCACCAAGCCACCAATCGATGTCAATGGCTGACGAAGCTCATGCGATAGGGTAAAGCGAAACTCTTCGAGCAGCATCTTTTGCCGTTCATATTCGTGGTTGCTAATGGAAGTAACATCGACCAATTGAATGCCGATGAAGTGCAGCATATCTACAATGGCATAAACATTCCACATATTGAAACGCTCGGATGCAATTTTCTGCTTCGTCTTAGCATAGGCCCGAATCGGGTCAGGCGATTTGTTTTGCGCCTTGCGAATGGCTGCAAGCAGTTCATCGCGGTCGCTGTCTTGCGCTGCGATGTCGAGGATATTGCCGGGCTTTATGTGGCTTGAGTATTCACGAAATAGGTCATTCGTGGTGACGATGTTGCCATCCCTGTCGGTGATCACATAGAAGAGGTCAATGCTTGACTCAAGGATGTGCAGCGATGCCATGCTGCAAAGATACGTTAAACCGAACGCAAATCCGCAATTAATGAACGCCATGCAGGCACACATCCGAGCGCATACTTGATGGTAAGCAGCATCGTGAAGGTGAGCACAATTCCGTTGGCAAGTATATCGTAATTCATAGGCGTTGGCATTTCCGGCTCGTTTCTTACAGCGTGAGTTTTGGGGATGTAATACGTGGCGGCTGGGAATAAAGATACATCACACGGCTGAATCGTGTCGAATGCTGTTAGCACTTTCGGCTTTGCCGGCTGCGCCATCACAGCCTGAAAGCTCTCACGATTCGCCTGAGCGAATGAGGTGTCGGCATTAGCAGCCTCCCAGCTCATCGTGTCAATGTTGAGCTTGCTGTGGCGCACTACTTTGATGGTATCTCTACGAATCTGTTGCATCGCTTTTGGCTTTTGGTATGTACCCTGCTGCTAATAGTGCTGCAATGATGGCGGTTAATGTCTCAGCTGTTATCACTTTGAAGATTAGTAGGAAGATGGACACCAGAATCATAAGCGAACCGATTGTGCCGCGCCAATGCTTCACAATCACATCGAGTATTCGCCTTGGTTTAGTAGCCCTTTTTCGCATACCTAATATACGCACACGCCAGCGCGGCGTTGGGGCAAGATGCCGCTAAATATTACACAATGAGAAATAGAGATTCGCCTCTTCGCGCCTGCGATTTGTCAGCCCTGAGAGCACCTTCCCGCCTGCCTTGTTCCAGCGAAGGAACTCATCCAAAATGCTCGGGTCGGCTGAGTTGGCTTTGGCTTTTTTCAACAGCGTTGACTTCACCAAAGCTCCAGTCCCTACGTTGTAGGCGAAGCACACAAGCGCATCGAACTGGCATTGATTGAGGTTAGGTAGGTGTTTATTGACGGCCGACTCGAATGGGTCAAGCGTGGAGAGTAGCAATTGCGTTGCTTCCTTTTCGCCGCTTAGCTTTTCGCCCAGAATTACCTTCTTTCCATTCGGGTAGCGTGTCGAGCCGTAGCCTATGGTCGGCACTCCGGCTGGGCATAGGTAGCTTGTAAGCCTCAATCCCTCGTACTTCTTAATCAGATTAAGCCCGAGAATTGAGGTGCTTCGCATTAGAGCACTAAGTATTGAATTGTCGAAATGAACACGCTAACATCGGTTATCCCTGTATTTCCCTCGACTTCAATTTGGCATTTACCATTTACAGTATCGGCAGAAATAATATAGTAGGTCATGTTATCAATTGCATTGGTCATTAAATTAGCAGTCCCATAGCAATCCCTCGCCGTTGCAAATGTAGATGCAACCGGAAGCGCAACATTGAATGTACCAACACCCGCAGCATTGTCCAAAGTAATGCTCAAGTAAAGGGTCATTGTAACAACATCATTAACGCGGCTGTAAATGCCACGCAATGGCGTAACAGTGCAATCTACTTCATCGCTAATCGTAGGAGTAAAGCTGCCACTCGCAAACTGCGGCATCCCTGAATAGATGTCTTGCACCTCGATTTGCTTGCTTGTGTTGGAGCTTGTATCAACGATGTACATGATGTCATCGTTTGCTGCCGTTGCTAAGGGTGTTAAGTCGGTTACTTTTACGCCTGCCATAGTGGGTAGTTTTTACAAAGGTAATACTTCTTTTGGAATATATTCAATGGCTGGCAATTGCTTCACCCATTCGATGGTTGTGCTGCTTACCTCTTCGCCGCTTATTATCCAATTGCCATTCGCATCTTCGATGGGGTTAAATGTCATATCTGCGACATATTGAACGCCGCGCAATT